CTCTTGGTTACATCGTAACTAAAGAAGAGTTGGATGACAATTTGTATGAGCAAGTCTCTAAGAAGCGTTCTGGTGCATTAGCAATGTCTTTCCGTCAAACGAAAGAAAACGTTGCTGCTAACATTTACAACCGTGCATTTACTACAGGTACCAACCTACAGTATGCTGGTGGTGATGGCGTAGCTCTTTGCTCCACAGCACATCCTAATACTTCTGGCGGTACATTCGCTAACAAGTTAACAGTTGATGCTGACCTCTCCGAAGCTTCTTTGGAAGATGCAACAATCGCTTTGATGGGCTTCCAGGATGACCGTGGCCTCTTGATCAATGTAATGCCTAAATCATTACACATTGCTCGTCAAGAGATCTACAATGCTGGACGTATCCTTAAATCAACTAACCAACCTACCAACGGCAACAACGATTTAAACATCTTGCGTGCTAACAATGTATTCCCAGGTGGTGCAGTTGTTAACCATTACTTCACATCTCCTCATGCTTGGTTCATCCGTACTAACGTACGTGATGGTATGAAGTATTATGAGCGTGTTGGTGTACAGTTCGATCAAGATAATGATTTCGATACCATGAATGCTAAGGCAAAAGGTTACGAGCGTTATTCATTCGGCTGGACCGATCCACGTGCTATCTTCGGCTCTAACGGTCCGTAATAGTAAGTAATTAAGATGAGGGGGTCAAAAGCCCCCTCTTCTAGTTTCACCCCACAATATTAATTAAAAGGATTTATAATGGCCTCTTTATTTCGTGATACAAAACTAGGACTAGTTAAAACTGTTCAAGTAGATTCTACAATGTCTGGTTACACAGAGATTGCTAAGATTCCTAAAAATTCCCGCATCCTTGGTTTCATTGTCAATGGTGCACCAATTGCTTCCGCAACGTTATCGTTGGGTAGCACAGCTACTGCTACAGAATATGTTAACGCATATAGCTTAGCAAGTGGTTATGCAAACTTTGTTAATGATGTAGATAGCACTGCCCTCGGCACTGTAACAACTACTGACTCTTCTGTATACGCTATTGTTAGCGCAACTTCAGGTGTTTGGCAAGTTTCTATTCTATTCTCAGCAACTTACTAATTAGGAGGTTAACATGGCTAACGTCGTTAACACTCAAATTATTATGGATGGCAATCGAAATGCCGTCGTTAAAGTTACTGGAGTATTAGATACATCTAACGTAGCTGCTTCTGGCACATTAGGCACTGCTTCATCTGGTGCTACTACTATTAACTCTAAAGTTATTACATTCACCGCTGGTGGTTTAACACCAACTGTTGGTCAGGGTGTTACAGGTACTGGAATACCTGCAAATGCTTATGTTGCTGTTGTAAACAGTACAACACAAATAACAATGAACGTAGCTGCTACAGCAACTGGTAGTTCATTAACTTTCTCATTAGTAGCTGGTAGTATTATTATTGTTGATCCAATTAACTATGCTTTGATTCCTACAGGATTTAGAATTGATCATCTTGATTATTCTATTTCTGATCCACTAGAAGTTAGATTGCTTTGGGATGGTAGTACTCAAGTAGATATTATCCCTGTAGCTGGTCGAGGTAAGATGAGCTTCTGGAACTTTGGTGGTTTACAAAACAATGCACCTAGTCCTACTGGTCGTATTGCCTTAACAACTACTGGATATAATACTACATTAGGAACAACACCTTTGGTGTTCTCCGTAGTACTTGAACTGGTTAAACAAGGCGTTCAGTAATGCAGGTTGCAAATAGCAACGCTAAAGAACTACACCTATCCGCTACGGTTATCCGTGCGGATGGTACTGTAGTTGAATTAGGCGTTATAGATTATTGGCACAAGAATCCAATCAAACGTTTTATTTGGAGAATTAAAAAATGGCTACACTCTTAACGAACTCAGGTCACGCAATCGTTACCAACCGCATTAACGGTGCAGGTACCACTCCAAGCTACGTTGCTTGGGGAACCGGTGCTGGTACAACAGGCGCAACTGACACAACGTTATTTACAGAAGTAACACCACGAGTAAGTGGAACTACTTCACAACAAACTACTACAATTACGAATGATACATTCCAAGTTGTAGGAACTCAAACTGCTGCCACTGGTGAGACTATTACCAATGCTGGTATCTTTGATGCTTCAACATCTGGTAATTTATTTATCAAAGGTGACTTTACTGGTATTGCTTTAAACAGTGGTGACAGTATTCAGTTTACATTTAAATGCCAGTTTAGTTAATTATTAATATAAGAGGTAATATATGGCTTTTGTAATAGCTGATCGTGTACAGGAAACCACCATTGTTGTAGGAACAGGCACAGCAACATTGCTTGGTGCAGCAACTGGTTATCAATCATTCTCGGCTGGAATAGGGGCCAGTAATACCACCTACTACGTTATTGCAGATCAGTCTGGTAGTAACTGGGAAGTAGGTTTCGGAACATTAGATGCGACAGGTCTTATTCTCACAAGGACTACGATCCTGTCGTCTTCTAACTCAAATTCAGTTGTTAGTTTCCCAGCGGGAACTAAGAACGTCTGGTGTGATTATCCCGCCAAAAAAGCAGCACTACAAGATTCATTAGGTCTTGTTACCGTACCAGTATTACAAACGAGTTCAACATCAAATGTAACTCCTGTATTAACTTTTAACGGTGCTACTACAAACTATGCAGCAGGTGCTGCTGTGTCAGGTAGTTATTTACAAACTATCTTACAAAACTCTAGTGCTACTGCAGGAGCTTCTACAAACTATGTCTTAAGTAATAACTTAGGAACAGACTCTACCTACTATGGTGAGTTTGGTATGAACTCTTCTGTATTCAGTGCTTCTACACCGTCTGATTTCTTTAGCATTAACAATGGTGTTTATTTCTCAGGGCACGATGGTGATATAACTGTCGGTTCAGGTAATGGTTTTAAATACTACATGGCTTGGGGTACTGCTGGTCAATCTGCCCACGTAATTAATGCAACTGGTGCTATTGGCTTATCTACAAACTTAGGCACTACTCCTGCCCTTAGCGGGACAACTGGCTTTGGTACTTCAGGTCAAGTATTAACAAGTGCTGGTAGTTCTGCATCCCCTACTTGGACAACACCTACTACAGGTACAGTTACTTCTGTAAGCGGCACTACTGGTCGTATAACAAGCACAGGTGGCACAACCCCTGTAATTGATTTAGCAAGTGGCATAGCTACAGCAGGCACAACAGGCTCAAGCACTTTAATCCCTGTGGTGACGGTTGATACATTTGGTCGTGTAACAAGTATTACTACTGCGTCAAACCCGCAAGGTACAGTCACCAGCGTTACTGGTACTGCTCCTGTTGTATCAAGCGGTGGCGCAACACCAGCTATTTCTATGGCTGCTGCTACAACTTCTGTAAATGGTTATTTAACTAGCACAGACTGGAACACATTTAACGGAAAACAAGCTGCTTTAGTTAGCGGTACAAACATTAAAACTGTTAATAGTACAAGTTTACTAGGTTCTGGTGATGTGTCTGTAGGTGTTACTTCTGTAACAGGAACTGCTCCTGTTGTATCCAGCGGTGGTGCTACTCCTGCTATTAGCATGGCTGCAGCAACCACTTCAGTAAGCGGTTATTTAACTAGCACTGACTGGAATACTTTTAACAGTAAATTATCAACAGCCGTTACATCCGCAGTAGCTGGTACTGGTGTTTCTGTGTCTGGTTCTACTGGCGCTGTTACATTTTCTATTGGTCAGGCCGTTGCTACTACTTCTAACGTACAGTTTAACTCTTTAGGTGTTGGTACTGCAGGTTCAGGAACTGGAGGTGAAATACGTGCTACTAATAACGTAACTGCGTTTTATTCTTCAGACCGTAAGTGGAAAGAAAATATTCAAATCATTGATAAAGCTACTGATAAAGTAGTTTCTATTGGTGGTAAATACTTTGACTGGACAGAGGAATATATTGCCTCTAAAGGTGGCGAAGATGGCTACTTTGTTAACAAGCAAGACTTTGGTGTTATTGCCCAAGATGTTAAAGCTGTATTTCCACAAGCAGTACGTACTCGTGAGGATGGTAGTTTAGCAGTAGACTACGCTAAATTAAGTGCTTTAGCTTTTGCATCTATTGCAGAATTGCATGAAAGAATTAAAGTATTAGAGGAATTAAAGTATCCTAGAACAGGAGCTTAATTATGTTTGGTAATGAACCAATTTCATCAACACCATTATCATCATTACGTCAAGTAGCTTTAACATATTTACAGACTGTCAGTTATGTAACAACGGTTGCGTCTAATATTTCAAATCGAGCTATTAATAAAATACTAGCAATTACTACTGCTATTACTTTAGCAATAGTTAAAGTTATTAGTGTTACTAAATCTATTAACACTACAGTAACAAGTACATTAAATAAAGTAACAACATATTTTAAAACATTAACAGTAACTGTTTTAAATACCATAAGTTTATTAACGCAACGTATTGTACATCAAACATTATCAGTTGTAGTATCAAATGTAATTTCAGTAACTAAAGCAATTGCTAAGATCTTTAGTACTATACATGATACAATGATTATTGTATTAACATCACTAGCGTTCCATCTTGTTGGAATGTCAATTGCTGTAAGTAATACAATATCTATTAAACGAGGTATTAGTAAAACAATATCTATAATAACTAATATAACGGCTTTACTATTCCGTACTTTCTTTAAAACAGTTAATACAGTAGTCGGGAATACAATAAATGTACGCAATACATTCTTTAAAACATTACTAGCAATAGTTAGTATGACTAAGAATGGATGTCTTGCTGGTATTGCTGTAGCTGGTATAGCTATTGCAGGTAGTCCTAATAATATAACACTGGTTGCTAAATATATTGCAGGTAGACTACTTACAGTTACAGTTACAACAACAGCAAGTTTTAAACGATTTTATCCCAAACTGTTTAGTGTTGCTAGCACTGTAACTCCAAGCATTCGTAAACTGTTAACGCTATTTAGAACAATGATAGCAGCTCCAGTATATATGTTTGTTACTTTAATGGTTGGTGTAATACCAATCTTTGGTGCAGTAGCTAGTAAGACTTACTATGCTTATGAACGTATGCGTACAATGGTACTTGTAAAAGTACGAACTATATTTGCTAATAAAGGCGATAACAATGGCTAATAGCTTTACATATAAAATCACAGATGAGAATGAACTGTTTTCATTTGATTACAGCCAGGTCCTTGGTCCTGCAGAGACAATTAGTTCTGCTACATGTAACGTCATTGTTATGAACGGAACTGATTCTAATCCAACTAATATTCTTTTAGGTACTCCAGCTATTACTGGCTCAAAAGTATCTCAAAGAATTTATAATGGTGTTAGTGAAGTAACATACCGTCTTGAAATGGTTGCTACAACATCCTATGGTAATGTGTATTCAGTAGTTGGTGATCTTCCTGTATACGCTTCTAATCTGGTGTAACCTATGAGCTATCAAGCCAATTATACCAGAGGTCTTTGGAAGTGTGTTTGTGAGGCTTGTGGTAGGGTGTATAAAAATACACAACTACGCCAACGCTGGGATGGTTTCCTAGTCTGTGAAGATGATTGGGAACCAAGACAACCACAAGACTTTGTACGGGGTGTAGCAGATTACCAAGCACCACCATATACAAGACCGGAACAGTCTGATCAATTTGTACCTGTATGTACTCCAAACAGTATGTCCGCTTACGCAGGTTGGGGTCAGGCTGGGTGTGCTATAGCAGGCTTTATATCTCCGGCATTTGATCCAACTGCCAATGCTAATGACTATAACTAAAGCTGCTATGCGGCAACCTATAAGGATTATATTATGAGTAGTACAACCTTTGTTGATGGCGTAACAACCATCCTATCTTCATGGCTTAACGATGTTAATACTGAGACATATGTTAACACCCATGTCAACTCATTAACAGGTAGCACAAACGTAAACGTTTCGAGCTCGACTGGTAATCCAATAGTTTCTTTACCTAGTACAATTACTTCTAATACAAGTGGTAATGCTGCTACTGCAACAACGGCAACAAGTACACCACTATTACAAACTACAAATTTTAGTATTAAAGAAGTTAGTGGTAAATTGTATTTTTATTATGGAACAACACAAATTGCTTCAATGGATTCTTCTGGCAACTTTATAGCTCTTGCAAACGTAACAGCATATGGAACCCCATAATGACAATGAATTCTTCTGGACCTATTAGCCTTGCTGGCACTACTGCAGGTCAATCTATTGAAATTGAAAATGGTGGAAATGGTACAACTCAAATTAGTTTAAATTGTACAGCTGTTAGAACTTTAGCTGGCGTTCCTAGCGGTACAATTATTATGCCAACTAATTTCTATGGAAAATCAAACCAATATACTTATACAGTTTCTTCTAATCAAACAAACTTCTGTATGCGAGCTGGTGCAATTTCCGCTGGATGGAATGGATCATCTAAATTAGTAGTAAATATTAATAGTGGCGTTATTATTTCTTCTAATAGCACAGGCGCTAATGCCATGACTATTCAAGGTAGTTTTCCTGGAGGCGTTACTGTAACAAATAATGGAACTATTGCAGGTATGGGCGGCGGTGGTGCACGCGGAGGCAGTTGCTATCCTACCAACGGCAGCAGCGGCAGTGGTGGTGGTATTGCTTTAAAAGTATTGTCCGCAG